AGCTAGTTTCTTATTGATACCAGGCTTCGACGCTTGTAGCTTGTCGTACTGCATAGCCTTGTATAACGTAATAACGTGACGAGAATCAACAACGCTTGCCAATTCCTCATCTGAAAACCCTAACTCTTTACCGTATGAGCGCACTGACTTTCTCAGTGACTCACCCTTTTCAGGATCAACATAATCAGGTAGCGCTGTTGCTAACTTTTCCGATTCTTGCCGGACTAAGTTAGACATCCATTGCTGCCGTTCTTGCTCTTGCTGCCCTCTAATTTGCTGCTGTTGAGCGCGGTAGTTAGCAAGTTGTTTATCCCTCTGTGAGAGTTCCGCTACCCTAACGGCGTATCCAATTGGATCAGTTTCCTTCAAGTAGTCAAGATTCTCTACTTCTGGTTCACGCATCATTGCTTCTTCAATCATGCGTAACTGCTGTGCATACTGATCTCTCAGTTGCTTCGCCTCTTGAATCGCGTGGTATTCGGCCTGAATAGCCTTACGATCTTCAGCTACAGCTTGCGATTTTTTCGTATAGTCAGCGCCAAGTTGATAATTCTTAACAAGCTCGTCAAGGGTAACGTCCTTTTCTTCACCCGCAGCTTTCACGCGGTAGGTACGTTCCTTTTCTTCTTGTTCGCTATCTTCCTGTTCTTCACCTTCAGAATCATCGCTAGATTCTTCCTCTGGTTCTTCGCCTTCGTCCTCATCGGATTGAGCCTGTGCTTCTGGTTGTCCTTCGTCGGAGCCTTCGTCACTACCCATTAAACCCATGAAAGCGTTAGCCGCTTCGTTTACTGTCAACTCTCCGCTACCTGATTCAGGTGTCGCGCTAGTCGTTTCGCTCATGTTGTTATTTCCTTAATTTTACATGGAACTGCCATGTCAGACTACAAAATCTTCCAACGCTTCTTGTCAATGGCTTTCTGAGCTTTCAGCCCTTCCAAGTGGTCAGTAATACTCTCTAGCGTTCTCAATCGAATGTAAGCCTGTTCTCTAGCATCTACATCGTGATAGTCGCTATTAGTAAACTTAGCTAACTCTGTTGATCTCAGCTCTGACATCAACTCTTGCCAGTTAGGATCAAGTGTCAGGTTATTAGCCCAGTCTGCTTTGTTCATCGTGTAATGTTCCCAATCTCTTTAATTGCTTTAAGAACAATATCAGCTTGACGTGTCCGGCTATCTTCATCAGCAATGTCCATCGCCAATACAGCCTGCAATTGCTTAACAGCTAACTCAGCCTCTTTCAGCTTAAGTTCTTGCTGGTCTTTCTGATTCTTCATGGCCATCTCAACGCCCTTCTGAGCATAGCTGGCCTCAAGGTTTTGACGGTCTAGCTGCAACTTAGCCGCATCAATCTGCGACATAGCCTGCGTTTTCTCACGTGCTACCTGAGCCTTTTCCTGCTCAACCTGCGCCATCATCTTAGCGAACTCAGCTTGCGAATCAGGTGATGGTGGTTTAGGAGCAGCAAGTTGCGCCTCAATCTCAGGCGTGATCTGGTTCATGAACTGGTCAGCATCCTTAAAGCCAGCAGCCTCAATGAACTTAGCTAACGTGTTGCGGTACTGGCCAACAGTCACCAATGGATTGCCTGGGCCATACTGCTGCAATATCTGCTCTTGCTTTTGTAGAACCATTTGCAACATTGCTAACTGCTGCTCACGGTTACCAGAACCAAGGCCGACGTTAATAGATACGTCAAACTGATTAGCCCATGTACGCGGATCAAACGGCACATACTTGCCGGCAATACGCAGCATCCGTGGCTTGTCTTGATACTTACCAACCAGGCCAAGAATCCCCTGGAACAGCGATTTAACGCCTGTCTCAGCAAAGATACGAGCAATCAACTCTAGCTTGCCAGTGCTGGCTTGTGTCATTGCAGCTACCGCAGCAGCCGTTACATTGCTCAGGATGTCAGGATTCAAACCCTGTTGAGCGTCAGATACACCTGTACGCTTGGCTTGCACGCTGTCCATGTATTCCAGAATTGGAAAGGCTTGAGCCGTAACGCTAGGCACTTGAATCGGCACGATAGCATTAGGGTTCTTCATCCGAATCACACCGCCAGGCGTAGCGTTTAGCAGGTCGTCAATGTTTACCTGACCGTCAACCGCACCCATTCGAGCATTGTTTGTTAAGTAAATGTTATCAAGCATCTGACGGGTGACCGTAGACTTGATTAACTGGATGTCCATAGTGCGATCAGCAAGTGACTGACCAAAGAACTTGTGAGGAATAGGAATAGGGCAGATAGCATGGAATGGCGTTACATCTGTTTCTTCGTCGCTAAGAATCTCACTGCCGCAATAGACAATACGACGCAACTCTGCAATGCCATCATCATTAACGTCTAGGTAGATATAGCACTCATACACCTCAAGACGCTGCATTGACGGGTCAAGGCTCTCATCATCCGGTTGTTCACCCTGGTCGAATCGAGCAATGCGCTCAGGAGAGAACTCTAAGTCATCGTAAGTAGGCAGGTTATCGATGATATCTTTATCGTAACCCATCTCAATAAGCTCAGACCGTGGCACTAGACGACGATGTGCTGTGAATGGACTATCTGCAATAGTCTTGGCGTTCTTGCTAATTAGGAATTCTTCAGGCGGTACATTCTCAATAACGACCTGGCCTTTGTTCTTGACCTTCTTGATCGTCACATTGTGCAGCATGATAGGCATGCCAGACATGTCAACGACCTCAGACTTCTGCTTGACGATCTCTAATGATTCGTCTGATAGCAATAAAGCAAGCTCGTCATCCGTAAGGTTCTTGTAAGACTCCTTAGTGACATCTTCTTTAGCGTCCCAATAAGCCTTAACAACGCCGGTCTTTTGCAGTAGCGCGTCTTTAAACCAATTGTGTAGGATCAGGAAGCCAGGATTGTCCCGATAGAATACCCAGTTACAGTACTGAGTTGCCTGTTTGGCAGCTTCTTCATCACCAGCAGATTGTGGCTCAAATAAGACAATATCTTCTGTCGTGGTGAATACACGGATTAGCTGTGGCAATGCTCCATCGACAGCTTCGGCTACCTCACCTGTAACGATCTGGCTGCGACCTTCTTGCTCATTGCCATACGGGTCACGCAGGTAGTATTCAAGCGCCTTTTGACGCTGGTCTGTAGTCTCAGAGTCAATAAAGCCAATGGAGTTATCAATCTCTGCCTCAACAATTGCTTTAATTTCTTCTGACTGCATAAGCTACCCCTAGAATTTTTCCAATTATACAACCCATTGCACGTTATTTGGCAACTTTGACGACCACGAATCAGTACCTTCGTCAAGCGAAATCGCTAGATATCTGAAGCTATCTGAGTAGTGTGATGCCCAATCATGCAAGGGTTTCTCATAGAATACATTGCGTTTCTCGTCATGCTCACGCCTGTAGTTGCGTAAAGCATCAAGGCCAGGCTTAGTCTTTGGGTCAAACCAGCATCTCGGAAGCAAGCGCCTAACAGCCTGGATACCGTCAGCTACAGACAATCTAGGCGCAACAGTGATATTTAGTCCTGCTTCCATGAGTACTTCTTTGCGAGACCTTCCCGTTCCAAGTTCCCTAACCTCAACGTCATGCGGCAAGAACTGCTCCCACCGCGCATAGTCATTGTCTTGCAGCCAGCGTACATACCAGTCCAGACCTTGTCCGTGGTTTTCGACGCAGTCAATAAGCCGCACTTCTTTGCCAACCAGTTGAGCCACCCACAAACAAGTAGAATCGCCCATACCCAAGTCCCAAGCAACAAAAGACCGGCAAAGATCATCGCGCTCAATACGGGTGACATGGCCTTTTTCCTCGATAGTATTGATGATCTGACCATAGTAGCTACCCTCTACCGCAGCGTTAAATGAACACTCAAATTCTTGGTTATACTTGTCGTCGCCCATCTCTTTGCGGGCAGAATCAAGCTCAGACTCAGGCAGAATCTTGGTCTCGCTGGCCTTAAACTCTAGCAGCTTCCAATCGTCAGCACTGTCAGCCCTATCTCTTAAGTCAGCAAAGTGGTTTCGCCCCTTAGGAGTACCAACGAACATACACCAACCAAGGCGATCAGACAGAGCTGGCCGGATAATTTCATTCCAAATCTTCGGGTCTTGATCTCCGATCTCATCCAATATAACGCCATCGAAGTATTGACCACGGAGACTATCAGGATTGTCGCTACCATAAAGACTAATGCGGCGTCCCCAGAAGTCAGCCCTGAGTTCAGAAATGTTGTGAGTTGCATTTAGTGGCCTTGTGAAT